GTCAGCCAGTCAGCGCCAGTCATGCGCTTTTCTGCATCGCCATTAGTCCACTTAACCGGTACACCAATAGCCTTCATCGCGATTTCTATTTCCCCGGCAATGGCGCTTTTTCCGCAACCAGTAAAACCAGAAACAACGACAAGAACTTCGCCTTTGGCTGGTTTTATTTCCCGTGCTTCCAGTTCTGCAATACGCTTTTTGTCTGCTTCCCGTTCATCCAGTAGTGCCAGCACAATCGATGGTGTTACCAGCTCATGGAAAAGGTCCGCGTCAAATCCCCAGTCGTCATGCATTGCCTGATCTGCCGCTTCACGCAGTGCCTGGTAATTAATTTCGCTCACTGGTTGCCTCCTGTTTTTCTGCCTTCAACACCATGCGAGAACCATCATCCAGCTCCCACGCGATCTCACCACCTTCAGCCATGACCAGTCGCCACACCAATTGAGCAGCCTCATTGGTAACATCACGACCTGGATCATTGCCAACGCGCATACGTCCACCTTCAACATCGCGCATTTTTGCCAGCATGATAGTTTTTGATAGCGGTGAAAAACCAAGCTGTAGTCGTGCTGAATTACTCACTGGTTGCCTCCTTTGCGAAGCTGGGCGGCGAACTCGTTAAGTGATATGTAGCAATCTCCAAATGTTAACGAACCGCTCGACTGCATATGCTCCATAGCCATCTCCACGCCCTGCGCACGTACTTCAGCCAGGAAAGCATCGGTGGCTGGGGTTTTGATTTCGTTAAGCGCATCACTGAATCCACCACGCTCCATACCTAGCTCTGCTTCGTAATCGGCATCGAATGCAGCGTCTTTGCAGAACTTCTTCATCCCCGAACTCTCCGCTGCCAGCGCCGCGCACTTGGCCTCAAGGTTATCAATCGTGATTCCAGCAGAACGACACTCCCGCAACGCAGCTTCTAGTTTTGATTCAAGTTCACCGAACTTACGGACAAGATATTCAGCGTTTGTTTCGTTAACCTTTAAATCTCGTGGGATGCATTTACCTTTCAGAAATCCATCCATCTCAATTAGTGTCATTTGTTTCATTTTTTCCCACTCTGCAACATCGCATTCAGATATTTGTTTTGATTTACTGACGGAAAAGAATTTCTCTTAAGCAATTCCTCTCTCGATGGCATTGGCTTTACGCGTTGGCGAATAATCATTTCTGCCGGAAGAATGCCGGGATTGTATGCAAGTCCTCTCATGATAAATTCCTCAGTCATTACTGATAGCGCCATAACGAGAGCGATAATTACGCAGGCGCGGGTCGATATATTCAGGGAAGTGGGTATATGTGGCTTTGCGGAATGGTCGGATTGATGTCTGGTAAATTCTCTCTCGTTCTTCTTTCTCTGCAAGCCATATACAGTGGCGAAATTCCTTTTCCTCTTTCGTTTCCTGCGGTAGAGACATTATCCGGTCGTAGTTTCTTCTGAATTTATCCAGCACCTCCGATACGGAATTGCCGGAACAGCGGCGCGCGTCATCCGCACCATACAGAGGCGCTGGCATGATTTTCTCCTGATTAAATTGCGTGAATAGCGTGACGAGGGAAGGGGAGAGTTACTGGTGCAAAGGGTATATCGTCGTCAAAATCCATCGGAGGTTCGTTGTGTTGTGCTGGTGATGATTGCTGCTGTGGCTTCTGTGATTGCCTGCTGGCTGCTTGTTGTTTGCTGTCGCCAATGCCGCCAAGCATTTGCATCACGCCATTAATTCCGACATGAACCTCGGTTGTGTAACGGTCTTGCCCTGACTGGTCTTTCCACTTTCTGGTTCTCAGCATTCCCTCGAAATAAATCTGATCACCTTTTTTCACATACTGCCCAACGACCTCAGCCAGTTTCCCGGATACAGCAACACGATGCCATTCAGTCAATTCCTTTTGCTCGCCAGTATTTTTATCTCGCCATTGTTCTGACGTGGCTATTGTCAGGTTAGCGAACGCTGTTCCTGATGGTGAGTATCGAACTTCCGGGTCTTGTCCTACCCGACCAAGGATAATCACCTTATTTACGCCTCTGCTTGCCATTTATGCCACCTGTTTTAGTTCGTTAACTCTGATGTTCACTATCTGAACGCATTTAGCCTGCTCCTCCTCGTTGCCAGCCATTAATTGCCAGTCACGCTGATAACGCTCGATGAGTTTTTTCTTGTCAGTTTCTGTTGACGCATAATCGCTGAAGTCTTTCAGGATTTGTTCGCAGTCAACCGATGGAGATTTCTGGTTGGTATCTTCTGGTGATGGTTTGTTATCTGATGCTGGGATTGCCCATCCCGGAAGCGATGGAGGGAGCCAGTAAAATCCTGTTCCATCCTTCAGTTTTGCCCTGTGCCACCCCTGCTTTTTATCGAGAGATGTTTGTGCGAAACCTTCCTCAAGGTTATACAGATACCGACCGATTCCCCACTGAACGGCAGCGCGCTTCATTGCACCGGAACGACCACCTTTGACGGCTTCTACCTGTGTGTTTTCAGCAGCATCCCATTTGGTTACCCATTCGGAATCAATCTTTATTGATATGCCGCATTCAACGCCGCCGTTGTTGGGAATATCGCGGTATTCATTGCGCCATCCTGCTTTGCCGCAAACATCGTCCAGGCGTTTCATGATTGCCCGGTTCGTGACATAAGCCAGCACCATAGCCCACACCTTGCCATCGCGTGTTTTACCGCTTTGCTGTATTCGCCATTCGATATCTTCAGGGCTGAATGGCTCATCGAATTTGTTCAAATCCATAATTCACCTCAGAATGGACATGGCCCAAGGAAATAACGCTGGTTTAATACTTCGACTCGGGACAAATTAAGGCATACCCGCATTCCTTCGCGGTCGCCATTATGGCGATACCAGAGAGCTTTCTGCGTGTACATGCGTCTCTGTAACTTGCTCTCCTTCACTGTGGTTGCAAGTGACATGAATATCTCCTTCGTTATCGATTAAATCTTTCATCTGACGAATGAATTCTTCGTCTGACCAGTTATCTGTAAAACTCATTTCCTGCGATACCACGGAAGGTTGATAGCTGATTTCATCGCTTTATTTGCTTCAAGCCACATTTTTGAATCACCAATAAATCTGGCTATTACTGCTTTGTTCTGTGCAGCTCGAAGCATCTTGTGATTGATGGCTATTTCATTGCGCATAATAAGACCTCAACTCTTTTCCATCCGTCACGTAATTTACGGGTGATTCGTTCAAGTAAAGATTCATTTAATTGGAAGGCACCCATGCGAGCGCCTCCCGCGATTGCGTAAATCATGGGTGGTTCCTTATGTTGGTTTTATTAGTAGGTTATTTTTGTTGCGAATACTTCGCCTTTTACGATGGCTGTTATGATATTTTTAGCAACATCTTCTGATGCGCCAACCTTGATAAGGTCAGCAAGTATTTTGTTATTTACTTCTTTCCGGTGAGCTTTATCCTTTGCTCTACGCTCTTCTTCGTCCTTGATTCTTTTTTCTTCTGCTATTCTGGCTTGCTCTTTTGCTTCAGCCTCGCGCCGGATTCGTTCAGCCTCCTCCTGTGCTTTTCGGCGTTCTGCTTCAATTGCCGCATGCTTTTCTCTTTCAGCTCGTTCTGCTGCCTCTTTTGCTTCGCGCTGTGCTCGTTGCTCGGCTTCAATGCGTTCACGCTCTGCACGTTCCGCTGCGGCCTTAGCTTCTGCTTCTCGCCTTGCTGCTGCTTCAATTTCGGCTTTTGCCTTTGCTTCGGCTTCTGCTCTGGCTTTCTCTTCAGCTTCTCTTTTTAAGCGTTCTTCATGCTCTCGCTTTTCCTGCTCCGCTTTGAGTCTTGCCTCTTCTCTTTGGCGGTCAAATTCGCGATCCATCAAAATCGCTATTTCATGGTCAGACTCAATTTGCTTTGCGAGAGCTTCAGCTGCTGCCTTAGCTTCTTCTTCGGCTTTAATCCGCGCCTGTTCTTCCTCATAATCAGTAAGAGGCTGGCGTGCCTTGGCTTTCAGCTCATCAAGGCGATCACGCACTGTCTTGCGGTTGGCATCAATTAGCTTTGGAATTTCCTTCAGTTCAGCAACAAGGTCTTTGCCAACACCATCGAGATATGTTTTCGTCTGCGCAACTTTATACGCCAGAGAAGCGATCTCCTTTCTGCCCTTTGCCGTTGTGATATCAGGCACAAAGGACATAACTTCACGTTCAACCTTTTGAAGGATTTCTTCAATCTGGTCGGCAGACTGAAATACAGTCATTGCATTTGCTTTTTCAATAACAACTAATTCTGTTACTTCACTCATATATCCTCCATCAAAAAAATTGCCCTCACATTGGAGGGCAAAGAAGATTTCCAATAATCAGAACAAGTCGGCTCCTGTTTAGTTACGAGCGACATTGCTCCGTGTATTCACTCGTTGGAATGAATACACAGTGCAGTGTTTATTCTGTTGTTTA